ACCGCACAGTCAGTTAGATGGTTGGCAACACAATCACTATCAGTCTCACAATGACATGTTAGATGATTATTACGAGTGTCTAATAGAATGTGATACAAAACAAAACGAATGCAAACGTATTTGTAGAGAAATTCTACAGTAATTTAAAAGAGGGGTTGACCCCCTCTTTTTTTGTGGTATAATACTTATACTACTAATATAAATATGGATAGAGGTAAGTTAAAAAATATCGTCAAGAGCTTGCAATCTTTATTAGATGTGTTAGAATCTGAAGTATACTCTGACGTAGATGCGTACAGCACCAACGGAAACAGTTCCACTTATACACAAGGGAGAGATGACGATGATGGATACCCAGATTAATTATTCAGATGAGATGATGCGTTTCAGAAGAGATGCTATTCTATCTCTAAAAGAATTTGGTTTCGGAAAAGATATCTATGAATTTTGTACTGACTGGGTGCTAAATCATGAGACTACCCAAGGAATACGAGAAGCGTTCAAAGAATATGAGACTCAAAGACCAAATCAAATTAATCAAATCAGCACTTAAAAAAGATGAGTTGTATTCTGATGTAGAAATACACTACATGAAGAAGCAACTTAACAATGCAAAGCATGAACTTAAACTTAAAAAACTAAGGAGAAAGAAAGGATTTAATAATGAATTCAGTAAAACTGATAACCGTGACACCCAACGCAGAGGAGACGATGGGTTACGTAGCGAGAGTGAGCAACCCCAAGAATCAGGAAAATCCTGATGTCGCAGGACTCCTTAAGTATTGTATCAAGCATCAACACTGGTCTGTATTTGAACAGGCACACATGACTCTAGAAGTAGAAACAACTAGAGGTATTGCTGCTCAGGTTTTAAGACACAGATCATTTACTTTCCAAGAGTTTAGTCAACGCTATGCAAATACTAATTTACTTGGAGCAATACCTGTACCAGATTTACGAAGACAAGATAAAAAGAATAGACAGAATAGTATAGATGATATCCCCGAAAAACAAACGTCATTCCTACAGAAAGAGATTGCTGCCTATTTCGCTGAGGGAATTGACTTATACAATGAACTCATACGTGAAGGTGTTGCAAAGGAATGTGCGAGATTTGTTCTCCCGTTAGCAACACCAACCAAGATCTATATGACGGGAAGCGTACGTTCTTGGGTTCACTACATAGATTTACGTAGTGCACATGGAACTCAAAAAGAACACATGGACATCGCTAACGATGCTAAACGTGTATTCATAGAGCAGTTTCCTATTTGTTCATCAGCATTGGAGTGGAATTAATGCCAACATATCCTGTAAAAAATTTAAAAACTGAAGAGAAGAAAGAACTTCGCATGACCATGAAAGAATATGAGCAGTGGAGGAAAGACAATCCCGATTGGGATAGAGATTGGCAAGCAGGAGTTGCTTCTGCTGGTGAGGTAGGAGAGTGGAGAGATAAGATGGCATCCACACATCCTGGTTGGGTAGATATTATGAAGAATAAAGTTATACCCAAAGCAAAATATGTAAACAACAAAACTATCACTGACAAATACAGATACTAATATGCCAGTTAAAAAGAAAACAAAATCACCAGGTCAAGGTATGACTGCGAAGCAAATGAAACGCAGGAAACCTATTAGTCAAGAGTACATGCTACCTATTGAACCACTGACTGATAATCAGAAGGTGATGTTTGATGAATGGGACAAAGGTAAGATGATCTATGCCTATGGTGTAGCAGGAACTGGTAAAACTTTTGTTGCTTTATACAAAGCACTTAAGGAAGTGTTGGATGATTACTCACCATACGAGAAGATTTATATTGTTAGATCTTTAGTAGCAACTAGAGAGATTGGTTTCCTACCTGGTGATCATGAAGACAAGTCATCATTGTATCAGATACCATACAAGAATATGGTACAGGCAATGTTTGAAATGCCTGATGACAATTCGTACGAAATGTTGTATGATAATCTTAAGGCACAAGAAAGTATATCTTTTTGGTCTACTAGTTTCATTCGTGGAACTACATTAGACAATGCTATTGTTATTATTGATGAGTGTCAGAACTTAAATTTCCATGAGTTAGATAGTATTATCACTCGTGTAGGACAAGATAGTAAGATAGTATTTTGTGGTGATGCTGCACAAACTGATCTACAAAAAATCAGTGAGCGTACAGGCATCATTGACTTCCAACGTATCTTACAAGAGATGGAAGAGTTTCAACTCATTGAGTTTGGTATTGAAGACATCGTTCGTTCTGGTCTTGTTAAGTCTTATCTTATTAACAAAATCAATCTGGGTTTATGAAACTCTTTAATCATGTAGGTGGCATTGATTCCATTGAGATGTCTGCTGAAATGGTAAATGGTAAACGTATGTACTTGACACCTGAGGGATACAAGTTTCCATCTGTAACCACAGTGATTAGTAACAATACTAAAAAGAGAGCAAGTATTGCACGTTGGCGTGCTAGAGTAGGAGAGGAAAAAGCAAATGCTAAAACCACTCGTGCCACAGGTCGCGGAACAAAGTATCACTCTATTGCAGAGGATTATTTTAATAATGAATTAGACCTAAAAAAGTACAGTAAGTACCCACTTCCTGTGCTCATGTTCCACCATTCTAAGGACACTTTAGACCGTATAAATAATATTTACTTACAGGAAGCTGCGCTCTACTCAAAGCATTTAGAGTTAGCAGGGCGGGTTGATTGTATCGCTGAGTTTGATGGAGTGTTGTCTATTATTGATTTCAAGACAGCAGAACATCCTAAGCGTGAACAATACTTATACGACTACTTCGTTCAAGAAACAGCATACGCATGTATGCTACAAGAATTATACGATCTATCAGTAAAACAGATCGTGACTATTATTGCTTGCGAGAATGGAGAAACTCAAGTCAAGGTGCTTCCTCCTAAGAAAGAATATTTTCTCACATTGATGAGCTACATCTCGGAGTATCAAGAACGGCATGGACAAGAAACAATTATTAGAGGATAGATTTATGACATCTGCGAAGTTCTCGCAGGAGGTGGAGAAGATTGCACTACACAATCCAGAAATGAATTACATTGATTCTGTCATCCACTACTGTGAAGAAAATGAGATTGAATTAGATAGTGTAAATAAATTAATTAGTAAACCTTTGAAAGAAAAATTACGTTATGAAGCACAACAGTTAAACTTCATGAAGAAAACAAGTCGTGCCAAATTGATGCTAGTATGAATGTCCTTACCATTGATTTGGATTACATATCAGATAACTATGCCAAGTTAGTTGATAACATTTATAGTAATGACTTCACTATCAAAAGGTGGGGAGAATTCTACAAGAATACCTACTACTCTGAGGATCATTTCAAAGTAAATATAGATAACTGGTTGTTCATCCTTGACGTTTATACAAAAGCATTAGTTGAGTGTACAAACGTTGCATTTGGATACGAACATGATAGTATTCTTTTTGATTTACAAGAGGTTGATGAACAGATAAATATTTTAAATATTGATCAACATCATGACATATGTTATGTCAATGAACAATATAATGAGGTCATTGAATATGATATTGTTTCACAAGCTGATTGGGTTTTGTGGTTAGTAAAGAATAAGAATCTTGCTAGTTACACATGGGTCGGTAATCATAACTCTACCCAATTAGACAATAATGTGGTACAATTAGATTGGAACTATAATTCTCTATTGAAAGAGAGTTTTAAACTAGATTCATATAAATTTGATTACATATATGTCTGTGCATCTCCACAGTATCTTGCTCCACATCATTGGTATCATTTTGATATAATGAAAATGTTATACAAAAACATGTGTGGATTAGATCCCAAGATGCATCATGATAAATTTGGTTATGATGTTAAAAAGTTTTACAAGTACAAAGACAACAAGGTATGACCTTCTTTCAATCAGACATTATTAAAGGTGACATTCAAGAGATGTTAGAGTTACAGCAGTTCTGTTTCAGATCTGCTATGAATTTTGTTCTTCTTGATAGAGATAGAAAGATGGAATATTTTGAAGCTCTAGAAAAATTAATAGACAAACAAAAGATATTCTATGCTCGTGCTAAATTGAGCGATGACCCTGAGGCAAAGTCAGTTGTTGACACAATGAAACAGGGTGTTATAATGTTAGGTGCTACACCTAATACAACCATTGAAGAAATGTTTGATGAACT